AACCTGCTGATATAAATATTGCAGATAATAAAGCACCACTTGTAGCAGCTAATAGTTCTATCACTTTGCCTTTATTAAGTTCTATGGCTATTATGACAGAAAAGACTAGTTATGGCAGAAGAAAAGAAAGGTCCACTTCAAAAACTGAAGGAAAACATTACTGATAAAGAAGAGCAATTAGCTTTTATATCTGTAATCGTAAGACTCAGTGTTGTTGCTTGGAGTGGCTTCATAGTATCTCTTAACTACATTTCTTTACCTGGTTACAGTAACGAACCAAAAGATATAACTTTTCCAGCAAGTTTGTTAACAGGTGCATTAGCGAGTTTTGGCTTGGAAGGTGCAAAGAAACGTGGAGATGGTACTTTTAAACCTGACGAAAAACCATTAAACAAGAAAGAAGTAGAAGCGTTACTAGCGTCACAGTCAGGATCTTACCAAACAGTTAGAATAGAAACACCAATTAAAATTATTGGTGCGGAAATTGTTGATCCTAAAAAATGAAAAAACTATTACCTTTGCTTTTACTAGCATTTCCAACAGCTAGTTTTGCCGACATCACCCATTCTATCCAATCAGTAGCAAGCGTATCTACTCTAGGTGCTAGTGCAACAACGGAGCGACTTGCAGCATCCATAAGTGTTGCAGGGAGCAATGTACAGCCAAAGGCAAACGACACAGCTAATTTAATAGGTTCTCTTGATTTAGCTGATGCTGGTATTACTAATGGTGTTCCTACTGTTGATTACGATACTAGCTTTACGGTGGTAAATGCTGGCGATGCTTTTTCAGTGAGTGAAACGTATCTCCAAGCGGATAGTACAAGCACTACAGCAGCGACAGTTGCAAATGGTGTAAGTGCTTTGCCTCTTTTAGGATCATATACGCTGGTATCTGGTGGTGATCCTGGTTCTGTAGCAATTACAATGGACAGTGGACAAGCCCTTACAGTTAATTTGGCGGATATGGGTAGTGGCACTACTGCAACGCTCCAATCAACGATAACTTTGGGGTTGGATTGACGTGAAATGGTGGTTATGTTTACTTGTTGTTTTAACTCCTAATGCTTTTGCTGAGACTCCTAGATTTGGTGCGAACCAGATTCAAAGCAATTCAAGGAGTATTTCAAAAATAGATGAAGTTATTATTACTGAAAACTATAACTCAGGTTATGCATACTCAGTTACAGGATCTAATATCAAGATTAAAGATGGCACGATCATTTCACCAGAAGCAACCTATACAACAAGTCAGAATACAGGTAATGCAGGTGCGGTTAATTTTGAATGGATAACACCAGATCTAACAACAAAGCCTCAATTCGAGATCGTAAACGAGGCAAAAGCGTTCAGTTTAACAGAAAACTTTATGGCACCAGGTTTAGATGCTGTTTCAATTATAAACCGCACACAGACCATAGAAACTACTCAAAATTCAGTCACATTGTTTCAATAGGGCTTTTATTTGCTAGTCCTGTTTATGCAGAAACTACTATATCCAACCCTCAGAGTTCTACCCAATCGACTATTGTTAACCAAGGTTTTCAAAGTATAAGCGGATCTTTTCCTACGCATAGATATAGCAATGGTATTCAATGTCAAACACCTACTCTTAGTTTTAATCCCTTCATAACAAAAGGAGAATATTACAACACTCCAAGAAGTACTGTACAAAGAACAAATATATATAACCAAGCAAAAGATAGTGATACAGGTCAGTTAACAAATCCTGGTGAAATACTTTATGTAGCAGAACAAGAAAGGCTAGACCAAATAAACCATAACTTTTCATATGGTGCGACTATAAGTTTACAAGTACCTCTGGGAAAACGATTTAATGATGAGTGCTTGAAGGCAGCCCAGACTTATAGAAAGTATCAGGAGTTTCTATTACAAGCAAAAAAGCTAGAGGTTAATCTAAATCGGCTTTCTATCTGTAGCCAGCAATTTAAGCTTGGTGTTAAATTTGTAGGAGAAGATGCTGTTAGCTGTAAAAATGTTGTGCTGACCAGCGTTCCTAATCAGGTTTTACCTCATCAGCATTCTTTGACTTTTGAAAACGAGAAATAATTTTCTTAAAAAAAGTTTTAGAAGCTGCTTTTATTAAAGGAATAAGTAATGGAGAACTGGCAGCCAAAAGAGAAATACTAACAACATTAAGAGCAGCAGCAGGTGTAGGTAGTACTGATTTAAGGAAAGTGACTTCTTCAAGAATCGGGACACAATCATACTCATTATCTGCCCTAATATACTTTTTAATTCTTGAGGTGCGTAGATCTGATGTAAAACTTCCTACAGGTAATACTCTTGATAAGTCAGGACAAGGTGGTAATTCTGGTTCTTTATTTTTTTCTTGTTTCTTTAAATTTAAATTTACCGTTTCTTTTTTTTTAAAATTATATGTACCTTCTGTTTCTATAGTGTCCTGTGCATCATAAACAATAGGTCTAAATGTTTTAGGTGCTGGTTGAGTTTTAATTGGTTGTGTGCCACTGATTGCCTGACCATTTGGACAAGTAGCATAAGCTTTTCTTCCATAAAAAATAATAGTTGGATTTTTTGATAGTTCTATATCTCTATTAGTTAAATCACAGGCAGGGTTATCTCCTATCAATACAGTCTCAGGTATATAAGGGGTTTCTGGTATTTCTACTTTCGGTATCTTTATCTGAGGAACTTTAATCGTAGGCATTTCATAGTTTTGGTAAGCCTTTAGGAATACCTATAGATGGCCCTGTTATCTTTGGTAAACCTTTATTTAGTACTTTAGGCATAAGACCTGTAACGTTACCCATAACTTCTTTCATCAGTTTAGATTTAAACTGTTCTGAAGTTACATACTTATAACCAAAGTAACTTACTCCTACAAGTGAAGTTACCATTAAGAAAGAAATAATGCTTAAAACATTAGCAATTTTTTGAAACATGATTAAAGAAGCATTTTTAAAAGCGTTAATGCCTGTCACTATTATAACGTTTATGGCAATTCTGGCCTTGGCTCCTCTTTATCTAACAATGGGATTAATGACTAGACAAATGACAACGCAAACTAAATAGCTTTTATTCTTAGCTAGACATATTCTGACATATCAGTATTAGGAATAATTAAAGAACCTGTTGGTTCGTTAACGCCATCATCTTCAATTTTTTCAATAGTGTTAACGTTCCAATATTGCCCAAAAATTTTTCTATATTCATTACTTTTAATAGTTAATTCTGTTGCAGTAACTGGGATTACATTCTCGCCAGTGTATTGACAAAAACAAGTATAATTTTTGTTTGTATCTGGATTTAGTATTTGTGCATCAGTTAATAATGTTGGATTAATTACCCATCCTGTTTCATTATTACCAGTTATTTCTTTTACAGCTATCCAGTCAGTAGGGTTGTTTTGCATACGAACAGAAAGTGCTGTTGCAGCATTCTGAGCTTCATTTTCTGTATTATATTCACTACGAAAATAATAATATTTAACTGTCATTATGTACCTCCGTAAATTGTGCCATTGTTAGTAAGAGTGTATGTTACGCCACTGTCATCTATTGCTTTACCTCCAGAACCTGCACTTGGGCCGCCACTTCGTCCTAATCCACCATTTGCACCAAAGCCACCGCCGCCGCCACCTGCTGCTGAAAACGAAAAACTAAAATTTGAAGACGCATTACCTCCAGCGTTATTTGCGCCACCGCCAGAGCCACCTCTAGCTCGAAAAAAATTACTACCAGTTGGTACAGCAGATGCAGCACTAGTTGCATTAGTTTTTCTACCTCCACCGGCACCTGATGCACCATCAATACTTGAATTTTCTTCATTTCTACATGAAGCACCACTTCCACCACCACCCTCACCATTACCCCCTAAAGCACGAGGGCTAGAACCACCACTAGCACCGATAGCACCACCAGCAGTTAGCGTAGTTTCAAACGCTCCACGGCCGCCTAAACCACCACCAGCACCACCACCAGCACCACCAGTATCAGCTAAAGCATAACCTGCGCCACCGCCACCGCCACCGCCATAAATAAAAGCACCAGTTTCATTAGTTATGGTTACACCAGTAACACCACTATTAATTTTTATTGCTGAACCACCATCACCGCCATCTTCAGGAGAAGGAGGATTATCACCACCATTACTTCCACCATTACCACCACGACCCATAACTATGCCTTCGTTAATAATAGTGCAAGCAATATCTACAGTTAAAGCTGGATTACTTGTATTATCTGACCATACATAAAGACCTGCTGGAATTTTTATTGTTTGTCCAGCAGAAATAAAGTTTGAGATTGTTATCTCTTGTTGTTGTGCATTACCATTAACATTTCCAGCATTAGGTAAGATGACTTCACCCCCACCACTAGATTTAAGTAAAAGTGAAGTAGCACCACCACCTAAACCTGTCATTGACAAAGGTTTATTATAAGTCCAAAAGTTTTGTTTCATTATTTATGATGTTTTACTTTGATTTCCAATAACAGTAAATGTAGCTGATGCTGTTTTTATAATTGTATAAGAATGTATATCAACACCACTTGAACCACCATCTGAAGGTGCCGATCCTCCTACCCAATTTTCTGTAACCGCAGCACCATCAATAGTTAACTGTGCAGAATAACCAGCAGCAGCAGCAGTTGTGATAATAGTTACTGTTATAGCTTCTCCTACACTCATACTAGAATCAAGAGTAGTAGAACTGCTAACTCTAATATTAGGTGTAGATGTGGTTGTTTCTGCTGTAGTAAAAAGATGCACCATGCCATCTTCTAAATCAATATTTGTATTATCACTTAACTTACCAGCAGTTACATTTACTCCTTCTTTTAATAAGTTTGAAAGGTCTATTCCACTATTAAAAGTAACTAAACCTGTAAACGTACCACCAGCAAGCGGTATCTTTGTTGAATCTGCAACAGTTATATCAGCAGAACCATCAAAGTTAACACCGTTTATAGCTCTTGGTGTAGTAAGTGTTGCGGCGGAACCTGTAGTGTTTTGATTAAGTGTTGCTACTCTTGCTGCTGCTATAGTTCCTGTTGCGACATTACTACCGTTTAAATCAGTAAGTGCTGACCCGTTTAATGCTGGTAAAGTAGCAGGAAATCTTGCATCTGGTACAGTGCCAGAATCTAAATTTGAAGCATTTAAAGATGAGCCATCAATACCGCCTGAATCAACAGCCCAAGCCAAACCAGTAGCAGTACTACTATCAGCTTTTAAAACATAACCATTAGTACCAACTGCTAACCGTGAAACTGTATTATCTGCTGTACCTGCCAACAAATCACCTTTTGCATCTACATCACTTTCCATAATTGCGCCAGCCGCATTTACATTAGTTGCATCTGTTACATCAGCACTAGCTTCTATTCCGTCTAATTTTGAACCATCTACAGATAAATCTCGACCATCAACAGTTTCAGTACCAGCGCAAGTAATATTTCCAGAAATTTGTCCACCAGCTTTAGGTAATGCAGCATTAGCTGTAGTTTGTGCCGCATCTGCTACATCTTTAGTTGTCTTAACAGAATTAGGTGTAGCGGCTGTAGTAGTTGAGGTGCTAGTTGTAGAATCTGTTAATTGAAGCGCACCAACAACTGAAGTAGTACCTGCTGTCATATATGCAGAACCAATTGGTGTACCTTGCCATACACCTGTAGCTATTGTGCCTAATGATGTTAATGAACTACTAACAACAGAAGAACCTAATGCTGTTGCACTTAATATTTGTGTACCTGCTATTTTTAAAACTTTTCCTGATGCAAAATCTAAATGTTCTGATAATGTCCATGAATCTGTAGAATCTACCCAGTTTATAGTTTTTGTGGTAGTTCCGAGTAAGCTTATACCCCCTCCGTTTGCAGTAGTATCTGATGGGCTAGATACTTTGCCTATTTCTATATTTTTATCTTCTACAGTAAGTGTTGTTGTATCTATTGTTGTTGTAGTTCCATTTACTGTTAGCGATCCAGAAATTGTTAAATCTCCAGTTAGTAACCTGTTTGTATCTGGTATTGGTACATAATCAAGAGACTGCCACGCAGTACTGCCATTTCCTATCTTGAACTTCTTAGTGTCTGATTCTATACCCCATTCACCTGCTAACAAAGTAGGATTATTACTTGTCCAATTACTTGCAGTATCTCTTCTTTGTTTTTGTAAAGCTGTTATCGTTACTGTCATAATTAAACTGAAGTCCTTGCATCTATTATATTAGTTCTAGCAGGTGATGAGCTACTTGTTAAGGCATCTAATATATAAGATCTTGCTGTTGTAGTAGAGTCTCCTCCATCATAAACTACATCACCTGTATCTATAGGTACTGATATTAATTCTACTTCTACATTCCACTTACTAGTAATACCGTCAGATATGGTTGGTGGGGTTGCATATAACCAAACAAAATCAGAAATAAGAGGAACAGGTGGAGTTGTATATCCACTCCATGTATTTGCATCTAATAAAAAAATTTCAAAACTACCATTTTGACCATCGTAATGCGTTCTTATAAGATTTACTTGCGTTTCTGTTAAATTATCAAAAGTTAACTGTAATGTTTGATTTATACGCCTGTTACCACGTCTAAAACCTGTTGTAGTACCACTAGAAGATGATTGTATCGCACTAGGAAAATCACCAGGTGTATATAATCTTGTAGTGGGTGTAAGTGATGGAAAAGTAGCCATTATATAGGTACAGTAATAAGTTCTATAGATGTACTATATCTAGTAGGTGATGATAAAGATATTTGGAATGCATTATTATAACGCCATTTATAATTGCTACTGCTAACAGGTGGTGTAGAATAACCTGCCCATACTGAATTAGATAAATCAAAAGGTTCTATAGATCCGTTTTGTCCGTTGTAATGTGTTAATAATGTTTGTGCTTCTGTTTCCGTAAGATATTCATATGTAATTGTTAATCTTTGCAAAAGTCGGCTTGTGCCTACTAAAAACCGCACGTTACCACCGCTTAAACCTTCATGTATATTTTGAGGATAATTTCCATATAAAAATGCTCTAGTTGTTGGTTCTAATGAGGGGAAAACAGTCATTGTAAAACAGTAAAAGTACCAGTTGTTATTTCTAAAGATATTTCAGATTTAGTATTAGCATCTACTGGAAAATGTGCAGCTTCTATATTACTTACACCATCATTATCATACGTAATACTAGATACTTGATAGTAATTTACCTCTGTCCTGTCATCCCCTACGCTATTTTTACGTTGTAATTGTAATTTTATAATGTTTGTTGGTATAAGGGCTGTTGTTAGTAATGGTGTAGAAAAACTTATATTGTGTGTACTATGTTTACGTCTTGCCAATTCATATTTTGCATACAGAATAGCATGGTTTACATCAGCACAAAAATCACTCATATCAAATTGTTCTGTTGGTGAATCTAATGCACTACTAGTAAATCTAACACTTACTGTTTTTCTTCTTGCCACTGCTGTAGGAACACATTCTGTATAAATACAATTAGCTATAAAATCTCTTCTTTCTTCTACACTTAAATAACCTTTTTTAAATGTACCTTGAATAATATTAGCTTCTGTAAATGTAACAGTAGGGGTTAGTGCTGTTGTATCAATTTGATTACTACCGTTTACTGGTAATATTGGGGCGAATTGATATTTACCACCTACAGATAAAAAAGATAAAAAATAAAATGGTGATGTTTTGGTTATAAAATCCACAATATTAACAGTTTTAGAAATTATGCCATTAAAAAACATACTGTTATTACTACAAAATGTAGATAAGCTTTGCAAGTTAGATAGCTCAACAGGTGCAACTATTGTTGCGGTATTATTACCATCAATTTTTTTATATAACTTAAATAAATGCATTGCTAAATCTATAAACTGATTACTTGCATTATTTGTATAACTAGAACCTGATAATCCAGCACTAAATAAATCTACTTTTACACCCTGTTCATAAAATATATATAATTGTTTTGTAGTTTTTGGAAAAGTTCCTGAACTTGGTTGTTCATATAAATTACCACTTGTAGATAAAAATGTTATATCGGCAAAACTACTATTATTATTTGACGTGTTTTGAACGGTTGTGCTTGTTCCAATTATTACTTCTTCTTGTGTACCTTCTAATGTTCCTGTACTTGCAGGATTACCAGTATTAGTTTGATTATCTATTGATACAAATGTATATTTAAAAATAAATTTAGTTCTACCGCTACTTATTTGTTGTAAAGCAGCGTTGTTTGGATAAGGATCTAATAAACCCGAAACCCCTGCAAAAGTTGCTAAATCAAAAATAGTTCCAACAGCACGTCCACCTGTTACATTACCACTAGAGTCGAGAGAGCTATTAAATATATAATTACTTGTACTAGCACCTATAAAAGTATTATATGCTGTTGTTACATTTGCTCCTGTCTCTAAATCAAAAACCTGCAATGACGCGGTAAATGTAATATTAGTTGTGTCTCCTGTGCCTATAGTTAGGGTACGTGTATTAAAAAAATCAAGCGCAAAATCTGGTTGTAATTGTAATGTTGACCCAGAAGTTTTAACAACAGGATTTAAAAAAGAATATATATCATTACCACAATATAAACCAGTTCCAGTGATGGGACATGAGTTGGGTGTAGTTGCTAAAGTACTAGCAGAACTGTAAATATGATTTAATGTTATAGATGTATCATCTAAGAAAGTTAATTTTGTAAGTCCAGCAAATGCTTTTGTTTTTTCTGGTGTGCTTTGAATTTCTCCCTGTGATATAACATATAATAATTTTTGTACAAAATTATCTGTACCTGCTTTTATTAAAGAAGGTTGTATCCAAACACCACCAATATTATTAGCTCTTTTACCAAAAACTATAGGGACTGTTTCACCTGTTAATGCAATTTTTTGTGAAACATCTAAATCGCTATTAGGCTTTTTAAAATTATCTAAACTTTCATCTAAAACTTGTGAATCTTGCCCTACCTCTGATTTTTTTTGTGCATTTGCTAAAAAGCCTGATTTATTTCTTAAATGACCCCCTACAAAAGTTGTACCAATTCTACCAATTCTTTGTATTCTTCTAACCATTATAAGTTCTCCTTAGACATTATAAAAGGTAGTAATTCTGCGGGTACTGTAAATGTTGCAAATTTAATCGTTTTGATTTTTTTTGTACCAGTTAAAACTGTATTATCTGATAATTTATAAACTCTTTTATTATTAATAATTTCGCCAATAACATTATCTACTTCAGTGCCATCTTCTAAAATAGCATTAATTTTAATACCAAATATTAAATTATTCATATTGCTATAAACCTACCCATTAAATCACTACTAATACGTCTAGATGGTATTTGTGCTTTTTGTTTAGATATTGCAGGGCTAACAGTCCATGTAACGGTAGTATCATTAATATTAGCATTATCAATTGTGCCAATATATCTACAAACCAAGCTTGCAGAATTACTAAATATATCTTGTCCTATAGATTGAGTATATAAAGTTGCAATTACAAGACAATCACCACCAATTGCTGTATCTGTAAGGTCAATAATAGATGCAGTAGCAGCTAAATTTATTGTTAAATCACTAATACTTGATGCTTCAGTAGATGCAAAACCACTAGCATCAAATGCTAGATATGTGAAATTTATTGTTTGATCTATAGCTAAATCTGCTGTAAGGTTTTGTGCAGATTGATAAAAATTTTGATATGCATTAGTAGGTGATCTTTTACCGCTACCATTTAAAACGCTAGATTTATCAGCGTAATATTCTAAAAAAGTTAATATATCAAAATCAGCCATTATGCCATACCTAATGAACGTCTAGTTCTTAAATCAGATTGTAATAGTGTTAATGTCTGATCTATACCACTTTGAACAGCAGAAGCTAAATCATTTGTAGTAATAAAATTAGTGCCATCCATTTGTGTTACGGCACCTGTTTGTATAGATACATTTGTTTGTGGTGCTACAAAACCACCTTCTGCAAATCTTGGAATTGCTGCGCCTCCTCTCATACCTGCTAAATAATTTCTACTAAATGCACCTGCTTTACGTGCTGGGATTACATATTCAGAACCAGCTTCACCTATTAAACCTAAAGTAGGACTTGTTACCATGCCACCTGTTGCCATTGGTGTTGGTGATGATCGATCTCCAGTATTACTTTTAGTTTTTTTACGTTTAAAACTACGTAATAATGCTAATGCCCTTTTTATCATTGATATAAAACCTCGTATAGGTGCTGTTGCTGCACTAATAGCATTTTTAACAATATTAGGTATAGCATTAAATGCCCCTCTTATACCATTAACAACAGTTATAAAAGTAGTTTTTACATTATCTACAAAAGTAGTAAAAGGAGATATTAATATTTGTCCAATAGTTTTCATAACTTCACCTATTTGATCTCTTGCTACATATATATGACCTGCAACTGTACCAATTAATTTACCTAAAGCAATTATACCAACAACAATAGCCCCACCTATTAATAACGGGGCAAAAGCAGTAGCTAAACCAGCAATTGCAGGTACAGCAGCAGTAAACATAGCACCAAGTTTTATAGCAGCTATAGCTTTAATTGAAAAAGCCATTGCACCTAATAATGGCACTAAAGTAACTACTGCTGGAACTAAAATACCTAATGAACCAATAATAGCTTGAACTGGTTTTGGTAAACTAACAAATACATTTACAATTTTAGATATTACACCAACAAACTTTTCAAAAGCTGGAAGTAAAGCTTCAGTAAGACTAACAAATACATCTTGAAAAAGATGTTGGATATTAGTAAGACTATCGTTAAAAGCAGCCATTCTTTTTACTCCATGTTCAGTCATTGCCGTTCCTAAACCTTCTATTGATTCACGACCACCATTTAATAAAGGTATTAATTGTTCACCTGTTTTACCTCCAAAAATATCATATGCAAAACTAGCTTTGTCTACACCATCTTTCATATTTGCAAATTCATCTGCAATATCTAAAAGTACTGCATCAGTAGCTCTTAAAGTACCATCGGTATTATGTACATTAATTCCTAAATCACCAAAAGCTGCACTTAATTTTTTATTACCTAATGAAGCTTGATTTATATTATTAGCCAACATTGGAAAAGTTTTTACTAAAGTTTTAAAATCAGTACCAGCTAGTTCTGAAGCTTTACGCATTTTATCTAGTAAAGGAACTGCAACGCCTGTTGATTGACTAAATTTTTCTAACCGATCACCAGCAGTTAAGGTATCACTAACAAATTTACCCATAGCAGCAACACCTATAGCAGGTGCTAATGCCTTTAATGCTCCTATTGCGTTACCTGCTGCTGTTCTTAATTTATTCATTGCAGCTACGTTATTATTAGTTGTTGTCTTTAATTTTCCTAATCCTTTATTTAAACCACCAATTGCATCTTGTCCTGTAACTTTTGCTTTTATGGTATAACTCGTTGACATGTCCATAATTATTTATTTTTTTTATTTACTATTTCTATTATTTTAACCTCTATTACCTGTATGTCTGCAAATAATTCTTTAGGTTTTTTTATATTGTCTTTTTTTAACTCAAAAATCCATGCTAATGCGTTGTAATCTAAACCAATCAAATGCCCATTATCTGAGCGCCATTGTGTAGAAATATCTGTAAAAATATTAACTGCTAACCAATTTTCAGGTATAACTTCAAAATAATCTTGTTTTGGTTCTGGTAAACCTTTTACACCCAGGGCTTCTGCATCTGATAAAGTTTCATCTATCACAATATCACCAGCAAAATACGCAGCCGCCCCTTCTAGTTTTTTGTTTTTCTTTTCGCCATCTCATTAAAATATTCTTCACACAAAATTGCACCTAAAATTGGTATTTCTAATACTTGTTTTTTTGTTGCTGCTGTATATGGAATATCTTTATCACCATCTGTAATTCCTTCCCAACCAACAAGAATTTCTTCAGCAATTTTAGTATCTGATATATCAACACCTTCAAAAATACCTTTAGATATTTCTGTTTCTTTTTTTGCTGCTAATATTCTTATTTCATTAATTCTTGTATTGCTTAATATTTTAAATTTTGCATCAAATGTATTTTCGTTTTGTATGCCACCATCACCAGGAGTATAAAAAGTAATTGGGTGCATAAATGTGGCTTCTTTTTTAAGGATAAACATAAAAATCTAATATCTAACTAGAGTTTACCCCTTAATATTAATTTACGCTATTAAAAGAATTTAATTGATACTTCATCATTTCCACTATTAGGTACAGCTACATATGGAAGTTCTAACATTTGAATACCGTCAGTATCAGTATAACTTGGTGCGCCTACGTCAGAAGTTGGACAGCTAATTTCTACTTTATTACCTGCGACTGTACCATGAGTTAATTTATTTGTTCCAGTATTACCACTTGTTGCATCAGTAAAGAAATTATGACCAGAACCACCTACAGCAACGGCTTCAACAGTTAAAGTACCTGACGGCTTACGATCTACAATATCAATAGTTTTTGTACCGCCAACAAGCTCTCTAAATATAACTTCGTTAGCCATGTCTAACTCCCAAGATTGCAACGCACCGGCAAAACCGTAAAACTGGAATGAAGAAGTATTGCCATTTTTAAATAAAATTGGATCGGCCTGGTTTGCATAGGTGCAAGTCGGTAGCGTCACGTCCGCTGGATTGTTAAATTTGCCTGTAAATTCAAAAGTTATGGTGGGAATTTCGTTAAGCTCCATATTAATTGTAAATGTACCTCTACATCCTGTTATTGCATGATTTACGCCATCCATATTTACATATATGGTCACAGATTTCATACTTGAAGGGTCGCTTATAGGTGCATAAGTATTACTTGTAGCACTAACAGTTGTAACGGCCATTGAGCATGCTTCTAAAGCCACTCCATATGCTGGGCTTGTTCCGGCTGCGCCTGATCCCACAAGTTCACAAGTAAAAGTAACAGTTGCACGTTGATTACTTAGTAAAGTTTCAAAATTTCCTAAAAATCCTCTAATTAATTCCCGATCTACAGTATCAGATTCTAATGGTGTAACTTCAAGATCTCTGACTAAAATAGCATTAGCACCACCAGTTGGTGACGCATCAACACCATATGAACTTTCATTTTTTACTAGGATAGTTTTTTTGCGTGTTAATTTTGCCATTTACTTAATAGACGCTATGTTATGTATTTATAATAAACCTTTATACAAATAATGTAACTACTATTGGGTTAAATCATTAATTTCTGTTCTATATCTTACAAGATATTCACAAGCTATAACTCCTGTAGGTTGATCTGAATCAATAGTTTGTATATCTACATTATTAGGTTGTACATCTATTGCATACCCATTTAATGTTAAATCTGCCATTATTCGACTATGCATATTAACAACAGTTGCATCTGATGTTGTAACAGGTGTAGAAGAACGGACAATAACACTACATCTTACAGTTAAAGACCAATCTAATGTAGGTAAACTTGTATTTTGTTCCGCACTATCGCTAACACCTTCAATTAATATACTTGGTGTTTCTGTTCTTGTTAAAGCTACAACTCTATCTCTATATGCTCTATTAGATATGCCTGTTGTAGGTGTAACAATTGTTAATATTCTTGCTAATATATTTTCTCTTTTACTTGTCATTAATTTTTTTGTAAAGTAATTTCTCTAGTTAAACCATCTAATTCTGCTGCGTTGTTTCTAACAGTATATGCTGTGCCATCAACTGTAATTGCATCTCCAGCCACTAAAGAACCAAAATCTGTATTTTTGCAATGCAATATATAACCTACTGATATAACTTGCTCATTTGCTATTAGTTCTGTTGGTTGGTTTAAAATACCATTTGCAGTAGTTCCCCCAGAAGTGCAAGAAACACCAAAAGGGGAACCAAACATAGTTGTTAAATCATCTGCAAATGACATTAGCCATACTTAGCTGATACTAAACCTGTTACAGATAAAGCACCTGCACCAGTTCCACCAGCAACTGTTGTTGAAACCTTAATAAAACGTTCTAGTGATGAAACATTTAAAAAGATTTTTTCAAACTTAGCTGTATTAGCACTTGTAGTAGTAAATGCACCATCTGTTACATCAGAATATGTACCGCCAGAAGTAGAACATTCTGTAATTTTTACAGCATATGTAATACCTGATCCACCGGCTTCAGCAGATAAGATAAATGCACCACTACCTTCATAACCTTGTAGGTCAATAGCAGATCCAACACCAGTTGCGGCTACAACATCGTTAGGTAAGAGGTCTAAAGCAGTAGTTTTAGAACCTAAATTTTGAATAGTCATTATTCAGAAAGGGGTAAAGTTTTTTTACGTTTAGTAGTTTTTTTAGGTTTTACTTGAGGTTCTACAATTTCCTCAACAACTTCTAAAGTTTCGATGGCCTTTCCAGAGTTGATTAAATCAGTTGCTTGAATAGAATCTATTTCAAAAATGTCATCTACTTTAATAACTTGACCAGCCCATAGAAAAGACCGTAAAACTTTAAGCTTCATAATTATGCACCTAAGCTATATGATGCTGCATGTCTAAATGCAACGTCTACATCTTGTAATGCAGTAATACGAATAGTACCGCTTGTTGAGTGTGTATAAGGATCAACTAAAAGATCTAATGAAGACCAATAGCCAATAATACAATCAGACCAGTTACCAAACCAAATGTCACCAGCTTCAACCTGATTAGACATAAATGCAGGGTACCCGTTAACTGTGTTGTCACCGCCCCATAAAAACTGACCAGAACCAGAATCCTTAGTCTTTACTTTCATTGCACCCCTAATGGTTGCACCTGTTATATAAGCAAGGTTGCCCATTAATGCATTAGCACTTGCAACATCACTTTCCATATTTACTACTTGAGCAAATGTAGGATTGTTAGCAGTAATTGCTTCTGACCCTATGCCAGCAGTGTTATGTAAACCTAAAGGTTCGTTTGCTGCGCCTGTACCATATAGTGCAACACGATCAATTTCTAAAGCAATAACTTGTGCAATGTCATTACGCACCATTGTTTCTACGTCAATAGATGACTGAATTAATAGTTTTCTAGAAATGTCAGTAAAAGCACCGCAAGTTCTAGGAATCATAGAAACTTGTTGTATTGCTTGCTGTGATTCTGTTGGTGCGCCACCTTCAGCAACCCAATAAGCAGTAGCTGCGCCTGACTGTCTAGGTATTGCAATGTTACCTTGTAAACCAGTAAGAGTAGTTGCCCCAGCTTGATCTAATGCTGAATTATTACGTAAAAGATCAATAAAATTAGCAGTATCAAGATCTGTTTGTATTAAATTACCGCCTTGTGTTGCAGGTGAGGTTTTTAAATCTCTACGCATTACATCATAAGGAACTGTAATACCTCTAGAAACTCTACCTGCTTTTTTTGCTGCTGCATTAGATGCTTCAATTTCAAAAGCTGCCGCTTCTGCTGCTGATCTATCACCAGGATTAGCAAGGTAGTTTAAAGCTTTAATAAAACTAAAACTTCTGCTTTCTGTTTCACTTAAACCAATTTCCGCATCTTGTGGTTTTGGTGTTATTTTTTGTGGATTCCATTGATCCATTACAGCTTGGTTAAATTCCTGTACAGAACGTCCATCTCTAATGTATTCGTCTGCAATTTCATCCATATCATATTTTTTACCTGTTTTTCTTATTTGATCAAACCTAGCACGATCAGATTTAAGAGCCTTGTTAACGGCATCTTCTGAACGCACTAAATCGAGTTCTTTTTCGTTAGTGGTCATGTTTTTAATAGTTAATTTAGTGGGCAAAGCATCAGAAGATGCAGAAATATTAGTTTCTAACAACATATTATCCTTTTTATTGTTATTTTGCATATCGTTTTGTGCAATTTTATTATTTATTGAACGTCCTACCCCGACCGATGCGTCTGCTGGAATTGAAACAAGTGATATTTCAAAAACTTCGTAGTCACGAACTAAAACGGTGTTATCAATTTCTTCAGCCTTGTTAATTACATAACCAAACGATATATTACGTAGAATTTTATCTTTTACATCTCTTAATTTACTTTGTGCAAATTCTTCTTCACTAAATCTTACTCTTGCATAACCACGTTTCTTTTTTTCATCAATATATGCTCTTTCTACTACCCCTAATACTTGCATTGGATCGTGATTCCATAAAAACGGTGCGCCATCATTAAGCCTATTTAAATTTGCTGCATCTCTACTATGTTCAAGTACTTCACTACCAAAATAACGCTCGACAGGTTGTTCTGAGCTAAAAGGAAACTCAATAATCCTATCTTCTTTCTCAACTTGTTTTATTTCTAAAGTAAAATCACGTTGTAATGATTTCTCCTCATAATCACGCTTGTTCATAATTTTCATTAGGTGTTGGTTCTATGTTACTAGATTCTTGCGTATTAGCCTTAACTTCTGTATCAAATTCTAACCCAAGTTCAGCAGCCATATCAATTTCATTTTTTCTAGTCATTAATAATTCCTCTAAATCGCCACCCATTTCTGCAATTACTTGTGATTGTGTTTTTAAGCCTGCACGTATTGCTTCTTTTGCAGATTGTACTTCTTTCATAGGGTCAACCCATCCCCAACCCCTAAACAACCATTTAACCATTTTATATTTATTAGGTTCGTCTAAATATGTTGGCAGTTGTAAAGTACCTGACAATACAGCAGCTTCTAACCATTCCTCAAACACAATAGATAAAAAGTTTTCTCTTAACTGGTATTGCAATGCTTTAAATGCTTCGTGATCTTGTAGTAAAGATAAACGACTACTAGAATAATTTGTTTGTGAATAATCTCTAGAAATACTTTCATAACTACAACCTATACCTGCTGCTAATGCTCTTAACATTTCACGTAAAAACGGTTCAAATTGTCCATCGGGTGCATCAAATGTAGGAACATTTACAGTTTCACCAGGTGCAAGATATCTAATAGCACCAGGACTCATATCAAAAACTCTATCGTCATCTACAACTTCGTCACCACTAAGCTCACCTTCTGGACTTGTAATATATGCCATTAAAGAACTACCAAGTCTAGCCCTTACAACTTCTGCTTCTTCATAACCTTCTATATGGTGCATCCTATTTAAGCTGCTACTCATCCAAGGAATACCCCTTGTTTGTCCTGGTCTTTCTATTCTGTATAAATGTATAACGTCTTTTGCATCAACTAAAACATGTTTATCTTTAGTAGTAGGACTTTGTATAAATAAACTATCTCCAGGGTGTCTACTAAAAAATGCATATTTAATAGGTCGTTGCCATTCATTTACTAAAACGCCCATCCTCCATTCTTGATTTTTATTAGTTGACTTGCCTGTATAGTCAAGGTCGCACATATCTGCTTCTAACACTTCTAACGCTAGTGGTACTGTAGATCGACCAAATTTTTTACCTCTTATTATTCTTATAAAGCATTCACCATCTTGCACCATACTATGTACAGCTAAACGAGTAATATCATCAAAACATAAACGACCAGCAACATCACAACTATCTTTATAACCCCAATGTTTAAAGTTTTTTTCAACTGTAGTATTCATTTTTGTATCTAACTTATTGCCCCTCTGCATCCTTACCTGTGATTGCAATTTAACACCAGTACCAACAATATTATCAACTATATTTCTTACAGCTTGCTTGCAATAATCAACATCATTAACAAGTTGCCTAGATCCATTTCTTAACCTTTTTAAATCTCCTTTTAATGCACTATCTGCACTATTAGTACTACGCACCCAACCACTTGTTAAATTATCTAATTTTGCACCTGCAAAACCTCTTTTTTTTATAGTGCGTGGGTTGCCTTTCCATAATTCACGCCATGCTGTTCTAATGCCCATTAGTTAAACCTCACTAACATTTTATGTGGATTGCCTAAACCATTTCTTATAAGTTCTGCTTTTTGTTCTTTTTTAAGTTCAAATTTTAACCTACTTTCTAATGCAGTTAAATCTGCTAATTCACATTTTTTTAAACTACGGCCACCGATAGCATATTCTTTTACAGCACCGCCACTAATTAAAGTTCTTATTGCAACTTGCACTGCGTCTAGGTCTTGTTCAATTTGTGACTTACCTTGAATTGAACTTACGCCACCTGTATAAACTAAACTTTGTAAAACTTTTAACGAGCCACTGCCAACATCATATTTTAAAGCACCTTTAGTTGCTTCGGCTTGCCAAAAATAATCACCTGCTGATATTGGGGCTGTATTAGTAGCAGTAACATCAAATTGCCAACCAGTACCATAAGTACTGCCAACAACAGTAGTACCACTTGCACTATTTGTTCTTATATAATATGTTAACGCCCATGAGTTTGTACTTTGTATAGCATCACCATAAGGATCTACAAGACTATCTTCTCGCCACGTCCATGTACTACCAGAACGTAAACTTTTAGGAATGTTCATAAATAACTACCAATTTGTGACATAAGAAGATTTTTGAGGCTTCTGTCTTGATCTTAGCGTGTTTTTTGTATTTAAATTAGTGTTATTTAACAACTTTTTAGCATAATTAGTAAAAAATAAGCCCTTTGGAACGGTTTTTAAGAGCAAAGAATAGCCAGCATAGGCATATACACAACAATCTAGCTTTTCTACTGCTTGATTTGGTTTTTTTTCATATGTACTAACTGGATAACCTTTTTTATTTGTTTTTTGTGTTCTATATTCGCCCGTCAATTCTTTAAAATAATCTTCTGTTGTTTCTGCGTGAAAATGTATTTTTTCCTTTGATTTTATTTTACTAAAAATTCTATCTTTTATGTCTTCTGTATTAATTATATACACAACACCAGATTTTTTCCTAATACGACCACTATAATTAATATCTACTCTACTACCTTTACCAATTAACGGAACACCACCTCTACTACTACCTTTTATAGCAATAACTCCTTGACCTTTACGTTTTGTACAATAATCATATACTGATTGCGTAGCTAAACCACCAGAGTCCACTGCACAACTGCTAATTTTTAATTTACCGCCATCTGGATGTTCAAAAGTTTGTGTTAATAAAATATCTAACCCTTTCCATACTTCAGCTTGGTTAGGATCACCATAAATAACAGAATGGTCAATTAAATACATTTGTTCGGCAATACCAGAAGGATCAGGTGCAAAACCCCATAAACTAGCTTCTAGTCTTTGTGTAGCTGATCCCATACCACCCTGTACATCAACGCCCATACATAAACAAACAACTTCTTTAGGTATTTCACCAGGTAAATAATTTTCTCTAATTTCTAGTAATGCTTCTGCATTTAATTTTGATTGATATTCATAAGAAAAGGTTTCTGCTTTTCTTGTATTAGTCCAAGTACGCATTAATGCAGGGTCATCTTTAGCTTTCAAAAATTCTTCTACCATTTCTGCCCATGAAAACCAACCATAAGGTGATGCAAGGCCATTTAACCAAAACCCAGCAGTTTTTCCTTTATATTCTTTGTTTGTTGCTCTCCATTCTCCCTTTCGTAACATTGTTGTCTTAGCAGTTTCGTCAAAACGTTCTTTGCATACCTCACATTCATATTTAACAGTATT